TCTTTGTGTTGTTGTAAAAAAGATGGGTGGTGATGGGATGGTATTGACAAAATTGCAGAAGAAATTTGCTGAGGGGATTGCGTTAGGAATGAAGCAAGGGCAAGCTGCGCGCTATGCTGGATATTCTGAAAAATCAGCAGATACACAAGCCTATAACAATATGAAAAACGTTGAAATACTTGAATTAGTCGACGAATTGTTAAATACTGAAAAATCATTGTTAAAACGTAGATTTTCCGGGCTTGCATCTATTGCAGTTGATAAAACACTTGATATTTTACGGGACGAGGACGCACCAGCACAATCTCGGCTTAACGCAGCTAAGATGATTTTAGACTATGCAGGTATGGAAGAGCCGAAGCACGTCAATGTTACTGCAGACGTCACGACACAATCAAATCCGCTTGAAGGTTTGACAACTGACGAATTAAGGAAGTTGATTAGTGATGGATAGAGAGTTGATCCGGCAACAGGCTCAATTAGAATTGGCTCGTCGCGATTTTTTTTACTACTGTTATTTGCTAGCTGGTGATTTTTACAAACCAGACAGAAAGTATTTGGTTAATCTATGTCGAGACTTTCAAGACTTTATCACAGACAATGAGCATGATGTGTTGATTCTTAACATCGGTCCACGTCATGGTAAGTCGCGAACAGCAGGCATGTTTGTGCAGTGGCTACTTGGTAACGACAACAACAAAAAGATAATGACGGGGTCGTACAACGATACACTGTCAACAGTATTTTCAAAAAATGTTCGAAATGCGATTCAAGAGGAAAAAGCAGATGAGTCTATCTTAGTCTACAATGACATATTTCCAGACACACATATAAAGCGCGGTGACGGGGCGATGAATCTTTGGTCATTGGAAAAAGGTTACAACAATTATCTGGCGACATCCCCAGGAGGGACTGCGACAGGTTTTGGTGCAGATATTATCATTGTCGACGACTTGATTAAGAGCGCATTAGAAGCCAATAATACTAATGTTCTAGAAGGGCATTGGGAGTGGTTCACAAACACAATGCTATCACGTTTAGAAGATGGCGGTAAGATTATTATCATCATGACTCGCTGGCATTCAAATGATTTAGCAGGGAAGGCTTTGGCAGAATTGCCAGAATCAGGATATCGTGTCAAGCACATCAGCGTAAAGACTTATAACGAAGAAACAGACACAATGCTCTGTGATGAAGTATTGAGCAAAGAGTCGTACTTCAAGAAGGTTAATACGATGGGTGCTGATATTGCTTCTGCGAACTATCAGCAAGAGCCAATAGATATCAAAGGTCGCCTATATTCCGACTTTAAAACATACGACAGCAAGCCTCAATTTAAACGAGTTGCGGCTTATACGGATACAGCAGACACGGGTAGTGACTACTTATCAAGTTATATTTACGGGGTGACGTCTGATAATGAAGCTTATATTCTTGATATTGTTTTTACTAAAGAACCAATGGAAGTGACAGAGCCTTTGCTTGCACAAAAATTAGCTGAACTCCAAGTAAACACATGTGATATCGAAAGCAATAATGGCGGGCGTGGATTTGCCCGAAATGTTGAACGGTTAACACAATCAAACTATAACAACCATTACACAATATTCAACTGGTTTCATCAGTCACAAAATAAGCAGGCACGTATTTTGACAAATGCCACATGGGCAATGGAACATATCTATTTCCCGGATAACTGGCGACATCGTTGGCCGGAATTATATCAGGAATTGATGAATTATCAGCGAGAAGGAAAAAATGCGCACGATGACGCAGCAGACGCTTTGACAGGTATTGTCGAAAGTATGAATCACAAACTTAAGATGACAGCGAAAGTCAAACGTAAATCTCGTTACGGACTTTAGAAAGGAATTACATGCATCAAATATTGACTTATCCACGAGCAGAATATGATGAAACGCAGCTCAAAAAGGATTTGATTTATAAATTGATTTTGAAACATTCGACAGAATCAAAGCGATTAAAAAAATTAAAAGATTATTATCTAGGTGAGCATGATATTTTAAAACATGAGCGCCGAGAAGGTCAGCCGAATTTTAAAACCGTAGCAAACCATGCAAAGGACATTGCAGATACTGCTACAGGGTATTTCATGGGTAATCCTATCAAGTATGCGAATACAAGCGACGGAGACCTTGAACAGTTGCTAGAAGCATTTGACGGTGCAGAGATTGACCAAGTAGATAGTGAGAATGCACTGAACATGGCTATCTATGGGCGGTCGTATGAGTACATTTACGCGAAAGAAGATAAGACGGAACTTGACTCGACAACACTAGAACCCGAAAATACATTTTTGGTTTATGATGATAGCATTGAAAAACGTCCGCTTTTTGCAGTGTATTATTATCATGTCAAAGACGACGCAAATAATACAGAATCTTATCACGCCGAAGTATTGACTGAAAACTTGCATTATAAACTAGCGCTGCAAAGTAATAGCGCAGGCACAACTCAAAAAGATAATCAAGAGCCACATAATATGGGAACTATCCCGGTTATCGAATATCAGAATAATAAGTTTAGAATCGGTGACTATGAACAGCAAATCAGTTTAATTGACGCTTATAACTCTTTGATGGGAAATCGAGTTAATGACAAAGAGCAGGCTATTGAGTCTATCTTAGTGCTTTATGGCGCACAGCTAGCAGATACTGAAGAAGAGGCAAGAGAAGCAATGCAGATTCTGCGCGAGGAAGGGTTGCTTGAAATGCCAGCAGACGCAAAAGGTGAATTTCTTAGTAACACGCTTGACGAGAATAGCGTGGAGGTCTTGCGAAAGGCTCTTAAAGAGGATATCTATACATTTAGCCATGTGCCGAATCTAACGGACGAGAACTTCGCAGGTAATAGTTCAGGTGTTGCGATGGAATACAAGTTGTTAGGTTTAGAAATGATTACAAAAACCAAAGAAGCGAACTATAAACGAGGGCTTCGACAGCGAATAAAGATTTTTGCGGATTATTTAGGCATGACGCAGATTTCTATCGACGCGAAGTCCATCGTGCCACAGTTCAGTCGCGGTTTGCCAAAGAATTTGCTAGAGATTTCTCAAATCATCAGTAATCTTGATGGTAAGGTCAGTCTTCGTCAACTTATTTCTCTGTTGCCGTTTGTTGAAGATCCAGACGCAGAACTTGAAGCTTTGAAAGAACAGAAAGAGGAAAATATGGAACAATTTCCACAGTTCCAGCAAGAAAATACTCATCCCGAGAAAGAAGATGAGCTAAATGGTGAAGAATGATTCGAAATATTGGGAGCGTCGTAAGGCTGACTTAATCTACCGACAAATGGATAAAGCCGAATCTAAGGCTGATGACATTGACAAGATATACAACGAAGCGCAGCAGTATTTAAGCCGACAAGCTGATAAAGTTTTTGATAAATTTCAACGTGATTACGGCTTATCTGAAACAGATGCACGAAAAGTTATAAAAGACATGAATGGCAAACAGAACTTGTCAGAAATGCGGAAAATTCTTGAAGCGCGACCAGATGATCCAAATATTAACCAGTTACTTGCCGATATGGACAGTGGAGCATATGCTTTTCGTTTGAATCGATTCAATGAGTTGGGCCAACAAGTAGATAAGCTCCGAAATGCAGTTTATCAAGCCGAAATGAAACAATCCGATAAATTCTACCAGGAATTTATGAAAGACAGCTACAATCGTGCTACTTTTGATTTGCAACAACACACGGGACTGGCATATCATTTCAACGCATTACCAGAAGCCGAAATTAAACGTTTAAGCCGTTTAAAATGGTCAGGGGATAATTATTCGGGTCGTATTTGGAACAACACAGGAGAGCTTGCTAGGCAGCTAAAAAACGAATTTCTAGTTAGTCTCATGACCGGGCGCAGCAATCGTGATGTGATCAATCTCATTTCAGAGCAGTTTAATGCTGGCCGGAATAATGCGCGTAGATTGGTTCGGACAGAATCAGCTTTTTTTCATAATGAAATGGAAGCTCTAAGCTATGAAGAAGCTGACATTGAATATTATCGTTTTATCGCAGTCTTAGACAAACGTACATCGGCAATTTGTCGTGAACACGATAATAAAGTCTATAAGGTTTCGGAACGCAAAACGGGTGTCAATTATCCACCATTACATCCTTGGTGTCGATCGACAACTGTCGCGCATTTTGACGATGTGGATTTAAGTAATTTAGAACGTCGTGCGCGTGACCCTGAAACCGGCAAGACGATGCTTGTGCCAGCAGACATGAGT